GTCGCCAAGGCGTACCGGTGCCGATTGTCTATGGTGAAACCATCGTCGGATCAGTTGTGATTTCCGTCGGCGTAGACACCGAGAAGGTCAGGGTATGAAGCGCATTTATGGTGCCGGCGGCGGCGGTGGCGGCAAAGGCGGCGGCGGCGGCAGCTCGTCTGGCGGTGGATCGCCTGACATCGACCAGGATAATCTGGAGTCAACACAGTATGCACAGGTACTTGACCTAATTAGTGAAGGAGAGATTGAGGGTCTAGTTGACGGCAACAAGTCTATTTTTCTAGACAACACCCCACTGCAAAACAGCGACAACTCCTACAACTTTCAAAATGTCAATGTCGAATGGCGCACCGGCACGCAACTGCAATCAAAACTCAGACTTATTGATGGTACGTTAAACGAAGTTCCGGTTGGCGTAGCGGTAGATTTTGGGACGCCTATAACACAAACAAGCACACGTCCAAATGTCGATGCAGTTCGAATAACTTTAAATTTTCCGCAACTTACTCGTATTGAAAAAGACGGCGATCAGCGCGGCGCAGAGGTAAAAGTAGAGCTTAGTGTTGCGTATGACGGCAGCGGCAGTTTTACCCGCGTTTTAGTTGACACAACTAAAGGCCGCACACTTAACCCGTATCAACGCGATTATAGAATTAACTTAGGTACTTATTCTAGTTCTTACAGTATTAAAGTTACGCGTTTATCAGAGCCTGCTGCTGACACTCAAGCCGATGAAAACTACCAGCAATATGCAAACGATTTTAGTTGGTCGAGCTTTACAGAAATCACTTACGACAACTTTCGCTACCCTAACTCTGCCCTTGTCGGCATACGCATTGACGCCTCACAATTCAGCCGTATTCCAGCTCGGAAATACCGCATTCGCGGCATCAAAGTTGCTATTCCCAGCAATGCAACGGTCGATCTACAAGGCAAAGACCAAGGAAGGCTGAAATACACAGGTGTTTGGGATGGAACGTTTGCCGCCGCACAGTGGACTAACGACCCAGCTTGGATTCTGTGGGATCTGTTAACTAGCACTCGCTACGGCTTTGGTGATCACATACAAGCAGCGCAGCTCGACAAATTTGCTTTTTACACCGCAAGCCAATACTGCTCTGAACTTGTAGACAACGGCTTTGGTGATTTAGAAGCTCGCTTCTCTTGCAACGTAAATATCCAAACAGAAGAGGAAGCGTACAAACTCATCAATGACATGTGCTCGGTGTTCCGGGTCATGCCTTTCTGGCAGTCTGGTGCGTTGACCATTTCACAGGATGCACCAGCCGACGCGGCGTACGTATTCACGCTGGCAAACGTAACGCCAGAAGGTTTTAGCTACCAAGGCGGCAGCATCAAAAACAGGCCAAACGTCGCTGTCGTCAAATACCTCGACTTAGACCTGAGAGACTCTGCCTACGAAGTTGTCGAAGACCAAGAGCAAATTGAAAAGTGGGGTGCTGTTCGCCGGGAAGTAACCGCCTTCGCCTGCACATCCCGTGCCCAAGCCAACCGCTTGGGACGTTGGATTCTGTACTCAGAACGGTATGAGTCTGAAGTCGTCTCGTTTACAACCAGCGCCGATGCTGGTGTGGTGGTGCGGCCTGGGCAAATCATCAAAATTGCCGATCCAGTGCGTGCAGGTGTACGTCGCGGCGGTCGAATTGCAGCCGCCACCACAACAACAGTCACTGTTGACGACGCAACGGACATTGCAGGAATAACTTCCGGCACATTAAACGTGGTGATGCCGGATGGAACGCTGGAGAAACCGGCAGTAACCGACATTACAGGCAATGTTATTACAGTATCGCCTGCGTTTAGCACCGCACCAAACGTAAACAGCGTATGGGTGCTTGGTACGTCAGACATTGCGGCATCAACCTGGCGCGTTATTGGTATTAAGGAAGAGGAGGGTCTGAGTTACACAGTCACTGCACTTTCTCATAACGCAAGTAAGTACGACTATGTCGAATCAGGCGACCCCTTAGTACAACGGGACATCACTAACCTCAATGTTCTACCTGCTACGCCAACGAGCTTAAACAAGAGAGAAGTTTTGTATGAGGTCAACGGTAATGCGCGAGTAAAAGCATTGATTACTTGGACTCCTGTAGTTGGAGTACGTCAGTACCGTATTTCTTGGCGTGAAGCAGACGGCAACTGGATTACAAGCACACAAGAAAGTGCGGACTACCAAATTGCAGATGTCGTAGGCGGCAAAGCTTATCAAATACGTGTTTATAGCTTGGACGGTAGTTTGCGGCCTTCAAAGGAGCCTGCAATACTTGACTTCGTAGCTGTAGGCAAGACCGCACGCCCCGAAACGCCGACAGGTATCTCTCTAATTCCAAACTCAGACAATACAGCCATTCTTAGCTGGGATCGCGCAACCGAACTTGACGTTATTTTGGGAGGTAAAGTCCGTATTAAGCACAGCCGACTCCTGAGTGGAGCGACTTGGGATAAATCAGCAAGTGTTGTAGCCGCAGCAGCAGGCGGCCAAACACAAAAACAAGTACCGCTACTTGAAGGAACTTATTTAATCAAGTTTGAAGACGACTTAGGCAACCAGTCTGAAAACCCCGCTTCTGCCACTGTTGATCTTCCTGAAACGCAACCAAGGCTGTTAGTCAAAAATTATCGAGAAGATTTAGTTGAATCTACATCGGTAGATGATATGGGCACTTGGGATAGTTTGGGAGCTATTGATGATGTAACCACGCCTCTATTCAGTGGAACGGCAACAAATATGCAATACGACAGCGGTTTAGATGGTCTAATTCTTACTGACGTATCACTGGAGTCTGGTGAGTACATTTTTGACCGTGTTGTTGACCTCGGCGCAGTCTTTACAGCCCGGCTAATCCGTCGCCTTGTCATCAGAGGCTATTTGCCGGACAACCTGTGGGACTCCCGTACCAACCTCATCGACACTTGGGCGGACATTGACGATGACACGGTGGAGCGTGTCGATGCAAAGCTGTACGTGAGAAGCACGCCTGACGATCCAAATGGAACACCTACCTGGAGCACTTGGCACGAGTTTTCAAACGCACTGCTCAGAGGTCGCGGTTTCCAGTTCAAGGTTATTGCGATAAGCGAGGAAGTCGGTCAGAACATCGTTGTCGATGAGCTCGGGGCAACCTTCGAGCTTGAGCAACGCACCGAAATGGCTGGTGCGGTAACGACAAACGCCGCCGGATTCACGACTATCCCATTTGAATCAAGCTTCTACCAACCACCGGTTATCGGCATCACAAGCTATGACCTCTCCGCAGAGTTTGTGGAAGTCATCAATGTCACGCGAGAGGACTTTGCAATACAATTCATCCATAGCGGTCAGACCTTGACTAGCAACTTCAATTACACTGCCGTTGGTTACGGCAAGGAGATCGTCTAGTGGCTCAGCACGATTACAGCATTGCCAACCAAACGGGCGCTCAATTTCGGGCAGATCTGAATAACGCACTGGAAGCCATCGTCACGCAAAACAGTGACGAAGTGACGCTAACCCCGCCTTCCTCTCCTTTCGCTTACCAGTATTACATCGACACAACTAACGATATTCTTTATCAGCGCAACGGCGCTAACAGTACGTGGACCTCTATTCGAAAAGTTGATACAGCTGCTTTCCATCTTTACAGAGAATCGCAAGGCACGATCCAGACGTGGGAAGCCGACTTAGGCACCAACGTCAGAGCCTGCAACCTTCTTTCTCCTGAATCGGATAGTGCAACCGAACCATTTATTTTTTCAACAGGTAATTCTTGGCTCTTCCGTGTAGATACCATTGACGCCATGACGATTGACCCAGTTGGTCATGTCGGCATTGGTCTTACTAACCCCAGTGACTTTAAAACTAATGCAGATGATCTAGTTGTTGGTAATCTCACCAGCGGCAATGGTCATGGGATCACTATTGCTTGCGGTTCAACCAATGCAGGCCGCCTTTGTTTTGCTGATGGAACGGATGCCACCAGTGAACAACGCGGAATGTTGGTTTATGTGCATGGAACTGAGGATGCGATGCAGTTTTTTGTTGAGGGCACACAAGTAGGCAGTTTTGATGTAAATGATTTCTTTGTAGGCGATTTTTCTGGAGGCAACAATGCTGGTGGGGCGGTTAAGGCAAAAGGCTTTAACACCAGGACCGGACATGGTGGCAGCTATGGAAGCAACCTGTTCAATATCAACTGGACAGGATCTGCGGCGCAACTTTATATCGACAACACCAGTCAAGGAACAATTAGTCTGTCTTCAGACTACAGAATTAAAAAAGATGTTGAGTCGATTTCGGTCAACTGCATTGACAGAATTAAGCAGCTAAGACCGGTTCAATATCAAATTAGAGATTATGACATTTATGTTGCTGATGGCGTAACACGCGAAGGATTTATCGCCCATGAAGTTGGGGAAGTTATCCCAAGCGGATGTGAGGGTGTAAAAGATGCAGCTGATGAAATTCAATCGCTGCGTATTGACGCAATCCTGAGCGTTACGGTCAAAGCATTGCAAGAGGCAGTGACTAAGATCGAAGCGCTTGAAGCCAGTGTTGCTGCACTGGAAGCCCGCGTTACTGCGCTTGAGTCTCCTTAATTCTCAGCCGCTAAAGTAGGCAGAGGAGGTGCGCCATGGCTGTCCAACCTGGAACGTACAACATTCTGCTGCAG